CTTCGTCGTCACCAGCCATCATTTTTTCAAATTCTGCTTTTAGGTCGTCTAGTGCGTCTTCTAGATCTTCTACACGATCTTCAACATCGCCTTCTTCACCTTCGTCTTCGTCGCCTTCTTCACCTTCGTCGTCCATGTTCATGCCTAAGTCAGCAGCTAAGTCGCCTGTCTGGTCCGTTGGGCCCATGTCGTCGTCTGCTTCAACTTCAAATGTATCTAAGTCAAAGTTTTCGTCTAGATCTTCGTCTGACTCATCTACTGCTTCGTCATCTGCTTCGTCTAGATCTTCGTCTGACTCATCTACTGCTTCGTCATCTGCTTCGTCGACTTCTGCTTCGTCTTCTAGTAGTGACTCATAAATATCGCGTGATTTCTCAACTACGATTTCGTGAAATAATTCTTGTGCTGCTGCCTTGTCTTCGTTAACAAGTAACTCTAGCATCTGTTCAAATTTATTTTGATTTGACATTTTTATAACTCCTATAAATGTTTAATATACGCAGGCAATAGTACTTGCGTGGGGCTGTCATAATATATTTACTCTATTAACAGATAAGTACGTTGAAATAGGCTCAAAACAAGCCGTTTAGGAAATATTGAAGGATTTTTTAAATTCTTCAACTGTAATATGAACTAAATTGTCGATTTTTGAAAACTCTGGCGGTATAAATCCGTTTTCTCCTAACACTCGTATATATCTCTTTTCAGAGAATTTTTGGTAAGTTATACAAGTTTGTCTAAGCCAATTACCGTAGTATGTTGCACGTTCGTGACTTTTTTTATAATTAGGTGTATCTGAATAAACATTGTTTATTTTATTATCTATACCTTGGTAATCAAATCCTAATATATAGATATCAGTTATATCGTGAGTGCTGGCAAACCAAAGTGCAGTAGGGCCACTACTCCAGCCTTTGCTAGGATTAAAAAAGTTAAATCCATTCATTCCATTAAATGCACGATTAGAATTTGTCCACACACTATGACTATGTTGATAGCCTGCTTTATTAATTTCAAGGATCATTTTTGTATCAACTGCTATTAAATGATCTGGCTCAAATTCTCTGTATAAAGCATTGCATCCGTATATAGTTCCTTTGTCGCTTAGATTAGTTATATCTAAATCTTTTCGACTATTACCATTACCTATTATAAACGCAATTTTATTTTTTGTTTTATGGTTAAACGTAATAGGAGGTTGTACTACAGATTTTATAGATTTATTTTTTTGAGAATCTTGTGCAAGAATTTTAATACGTTTATCGTTTGCTTTTCTTGCCCTACGTTCGTCTCGAACTTTAATCCACTCTTCTTTAGTGTATTGAGACTTGTCTAGTTTTGCCAATTATCATACTCCGCCGGCCTCTGCGTTTGCTGCTATACCATACATTTGCTTTACAAACTCTTGTTCTTTACGTTTTTCTTCTGTATGTAGCTCAGATGCTTTGCGGATACGATTGATTTGACTAAGAGTTAATCTTGTTTTACGAGTGTCGTCTTTTTGCATAGGCGAATCGTCATAGTCTGCTTCGTAGCGTTTATCGTCTACAAATTCAACAGTTTCACGGTCGTGATAAAATAATTCTCTTAGTATCATAATGTATTTATATCGTTTGCTCAGTTCCTGGTGCCGGAGCACCAAGTTCTTGTCCCGTAACAGTTTCAGGTCCTGCACCATCTCCGCCTTCTACTCCGCCAGCACCTTCAGGTGCTTCGTCTTCTATTCCACCTAAGTCTGCTCCAATGCCTGCACTACTGATGCCTGCATCGCGCATTTCTGCACTTGGATCTCCAGGCATTGGCTCTAAGTTTTCTTCATTTTCTTCACGCCACAATCTTTCATTCTCAGCAAGTTCTTCTTCACTCAATCCTAAGAAACGTTGCATTGCAAAACGATTTGAAACATACGGTATTGCACTCATTTGAGTAAATGTTGGAATACGTGCGTTATCAATTTCAGCTTGTCTATAACTTGCAAAGTTCTGTGGCGGTTGGAATTTAAGATCAAACATTGCAGTATCAATGTTTACGCCCTTTTCTAACAAGTAACGTTTAAACTCTGTATCAAACTCTTCAACAATTAAGTTTTGTAGTCTTTCACAGTAAGTGTTAAATCTTAGTTCTTGTATGTAGGCTGTGCCAACTCGGCCATCATTGTATTGTGAGGCAGAATCGTCTGCGCCTGTGGGTAAGTAACTGCTAGGAATACGCAACCCGCGAACCAATTTGTTAGTAAAGTATCTAAGGTCATCAATTTCTCCAAGGTTAGTACCGCCAGGCAATGTTTCAACTTTTGATCCGCGCCCTTCTGCTGTTTGTGGAAAGAAGTAATCTTCGTTGATTGACAAAGGATTGTATGAACTGTCTATGACATTAGCACCACCCCCTGTTGACGATGGGATTCGTCTCTGGTGTATTTCCGTCTTAACACGCTCCACAAACTGCATAGCAAGGTGTGATGGCATGTTACCCACATCAACGTAGAATACTCTGCGCTCTGGAGCACGTTGTACTCTGTAAATAATAATAGCATCTTCAAGCAATTCTTTTTGCTTGTATACTTTAAAGATAGTTTCAAGTAAACTATTACCAAACGGATAGTTGTTGTCTAATCCTTCTGATAAACTTAAATGTACAACATGTTCTGCATCTACAGTAAACTCTGAATCGTCTGTACTAAAGCGACTTCCGCTCATGCCGCCGGTTGGGCCTAACATGCCTTTTGCGCCGCCTGCAGAACTAGATGACTGATATTGTCCGCCGCCTGCTGGGCTCATGTTACCATTGTTTACATATGGCGTTGTTGCAATGCCGTCTTTAAAGTTAAAGTTTACATTCTTAATAACATACTGCTCAGGAATCTTTCCTTCTGATTCGTTTACAATAATACGTGTTACGTTTGCAGGATCAACATGAAACCATTTTTTAGTTTCTGGATCTCTTAGGAAAAATTGATCTCCCATTTTAAATACGTTACGTAGTATTCTAAATATCTTTGTTTCAAAACTTTGCAGTTTATTCCATTGTTGCAAGTACTGGCTGATGATAGTAATTTCGCTGTTGGTTGCTTGTTTGCCTCGATAGTCTACTAAGAATGGAGTATTGTTTTGTGCGTTCTTTTGTGTACAGAACTCTGCAAGGATATCAAGTGCAGCATTAACTTCACTATCTTGATCCATTGTGTTATATTGTCCGTAGCGTTCAACTCTGTTTGGCGAACCTACATATACATCAGGCAAGTAACTTGAATAGTTAGAACGTGCTGGACCAGCCATGTTGCCGTTGCCGCGACTACTAAACGGTGAATAACTACCGTTTTGATTATCACCTGTTGCTACTGGTGTAAAATGTTTTTTCCAACTCATTTATTTTTCCTTATCTTGAAACATTACTAACATTACCTTGTGCAAGATTGCTTCCGATTATATTTCTAGTGTTCTTAGCAGTTGTCTCATCAAAGTCTCTTATCTCAGTTAAAATTTGCTCTACACGTTGCATAGTAGTATTTAACTGATCCGATCCTCCGCCACCGCCAGAGCCGATTGTATCCATCTTACTAACAACATCGCCGGCGTTAGTTCCTGTGCCAAAGCCTGCTTGGTTATCTGCTGAAAGTGCGTCATTTAACTCTCCTAGAACTTCTACTAGAGATTCCATAGCACTAGTATAACTTATAATTCCAGTTGTGTCAAGTTTTTCTAAACTAAATGAATTTAAAGATGTTGACATAGCATTAATTGCAGCAGCATTAGCACTAACACCTTGTGCATTTATATTAGCATCGCCAAATGCTTTAACAGAATCCCATGGCATTACTTGGTCGCCTGCGAACCAGCCTGCAATTGCGCCAAAAACTCCGCCAGTGCGTGTTACATCAATTTCTGGCATATTAGACATTGCGTCAGCAAACGAACTTACTGCTCCGGCATTTGTAGTAATACCTGCTGAATTAAGTTTTAAGTCTCCAAATTTCATCATTGGTGCAAATGGATCTACTTCGCCTCCAAGCAATCCAATAATACCATCTTTTAATGTAGTAAACACACTGGCTGCTGGACTTGTAGGGAAGTCTTTCATTGCAACTGCATATGCTGCAACTGCTCCTGCATTTGCAATTATACCAGCGGTATTA